ATACTCTTGAGCAAATCGTTAAATCTGAAATTTCACAAGAATTGGTTGCTAAAATCGTTCTTGATACCATAACACAAGTTAAAGATGCTCCATTTGAAGGAACCCAATTTGTTCAAGAAAAGGCTTTGAAGTTCTGTAAACAACAGGAACTTCAAAAGGCGATGGATAAGGCTCAAAAAATCATCACAGAAGGTGATTTTGAATCGTATGATAAAGTTGAAGGGTTGGTTCGAGAAGCGTTACAAGTTGGGGAAAGAGAAACCGGATTGACTGACATATTCTCCAACCTTGACACCGTTTTGGATGAGGATTTTAGACACCCGATTCCGATGGGTATTCCGGGTATTGACAAGTTGTTAAAAGGTGGTTTGGCGAAAGGTGAGATTGGGGTGATACTCGCTCCGACCGGTGTTGGAAAAACAACCATCTTAACCAAAATTGCAAACACCGCATTTAATCTTGGTTATAATGTTATCCAAATATTTTTTGAGGATAACCCTAAAATCGTTCAAAGAAAACATTTTACCCTTTGGACTGGTATTGAACCGGATAACTTGGTTCAAAATAAAGAAGAGGTTATGGGTAAAATTACCGAGATTAAAGAAACTATGAAAAATGAGTTAATCTTGAAAAAATTACCATCAGATTCTGTCACTATGAATCAGATTAAGAATCAACTTAGAAAAATGATTGCCGACGGAACAAAAATTGATTTGGTTTTATTAGACTATATTGATTGTGTGGTTCCTGAAAGTAGTAGTAAAGATGAGTGGAAAGCTGAGGGTTCGGTTATGAGAGGGTTTGAGGCTATGTGTCACGAACTTAATTTGGTTGGTTGGACGGCAACCCAAGGTAATAGAAGTTCAATCTCATCTGAGGTTGTAACTACAGACCAAATGGGTGGGTCAATTAAGAAGGCTCAAGTTGGGCATGTTATTATATCTGTTGCTAAAACATTACAACAAAAAGAAATGAATTTGGCAACAATTGCAATTACCAAATCAAGATTGGGTAAGGATGGTGTTGTATTTGAGAATTGTAAATTCAACAATGAATTACTTGAGATTGATACTGAAAGTTCGGTAACATTCTTAGGGTTTGAAGAACAACAAGAGGAGAGAAAAAGAGATAGAGTTAAAGAATTATTAGAAAAAAGAAAATTAAGAGAACAACAACAAAATTAAAAAAAAATATGGAAAAAATATTAGTAGAAAACCCTAACAGGTTTGTTATATTCCCGATAGAGCACAACGATATCTGGGAATTTTATAAACAACATCAAGCCGCTTTTTGGACTGCGGAAGAAGTAGACTTAACCAATGACATTCGTGATTGGGAAAATTTGTCGGATAATGAAAAGTATTTCGTTAAGAATGTATTGTCATTCTTCGCGGCATCGGATGGTATTGTCAATGAGAACTTGGCGGAAAACTTCCTAAAAGAAGTTCAATATCCGGAAGCTAAATTTTTCTACGGATTCCAATTAATGATGGAAAACATACACGGATTGATGTATTCATTATTGATTGACACTTATGTTTCAAATCCAAAAGAAAAAGATGAATGTTTCCACGCAATCGATAGATTACCTGCAGTTCAAAAGAAAGCTAATTGGGCTTTGAATTGGATTAAAGATGCGTCATTCCAAGAACGATTGGTGGCATTTGCGGCAGTTGAAGGTATCTTCTTTTCAGGGTCATTCTGTTCAATTTTTTGGTTAAAATCAAGAGGACTTATGCAAGGTTTGTGTAATGCTAATTCATTGATTTTTAAGGATGAGAACTTACATTGTGATTTCGCGATTCATTTATTGAACAATCATATCGAGGATAAACCAAGTGAAAAGAGAATCAAAGAAATTTTATTATCAGCGTTAGAAATTGAAAAAGAATTTATTACAGAATCTTTACCAGTTTCACTTATTGGGATGAATTCAAACTTGATGAAACAATATCTTGAGTTTGTTGTTGATGGACTTTTGGTTAAACTTGGTTGTAAAAAAGAATTTAATGTTGAACAACCATTTAAGTTCATGGAACAAATCGCGGTTGAAACTAAAGGTAATTTCTTTGAATCAAGAACTATGGAATACCAAAAAGCAAAATTGAACGAAACTATTACATTTACAGAAGATTTCTAAACAAAACATAAATTATGATGTCATTGAGAATTAAAAAAAGAGGTGGAGACGATGCGCCGTTTAACCCACAAAAAATTTACAACAGAATTAAAAGAGCTTCGAAAGGATTGAGTGTTAATTCTGACGAGATTTTTATAAAAGTAATAACTTCAGTTCCAACTGAAGGTTTGATTACCACTAAAGAATTGGATAAACTTGTTTATGAAATTGCCGCGGCATATACGGGTAGTCACCACGACTACTCAAGACTCGCATCATCAGTTGCTATTTCAGCGTATCATAAGGAAACTAAAGATAGTTTTTCGGAAACCATGATGGAATTATATGATTTGGGTGTCGTTAACGAAAAACTAATCGATGTTATTAAAAATTATGGACCGGAGAAAATTGACGAGGCGATTAATCATGAAAATGATTATAATTTTGATTACTTCGCTTGGAGGTCATTACAGGAGATGTATTTGTTAAAAACACCTGAAGGTAAAGTGGTAGAAAGACCTCAACATATGTATATGAGAGTTGCTTTGTGGGTAACAAACACCTATGAAGAAGCTATGGATTATTATAAGTCATTGTCAACTCAATTGATATCACCGGCAACACCAATCATGATTAACTCGGGAACCAAAGTTCCTCAATTGGCATCATGTGTATTACACTATAATAATTCAGATTCTCGTAATGGATTGTTGGATACTTTGAATGATATTTCAACATATTCTTCAGACGCTGCGGGTATTGGATTGTCAATGTCTAACATTAGAAGTAAGGAAAGTAGAATTAATACTTCAGGAGGATTCGCCGGAGGACTATTAAAGTATTTGAAAATTGTTAACGAGTCTCTAAGATTCTTCAATCAACAAGGTAGGAGACCTGGTAGTGCCGCCATTTATTTGGAACCATGGCACAAAGATATCATAGACTTACTAGAAATTAAGAAAAACACAGGTGCTGAAGAATTGAGAGCAAGAGATTTGTTCACCGCAATATGGATTCCGGATAACTTTATGAACGCGGTTAAGGACAATGGTGATTGGTATTTATTCTGCCCTAATGACATCATCAAGGCGGGAATTAAACCACTTCAAGAGTGTTATGGTGAGGAATATGAATCAAACTATAACAAAGCGGTTGAGATGGGTCTTGGTAAGAAAATTAAAGCACAAGACATTTGGACAAAAATTGTTGAATCTCAAATCGAAACGGGAGTTCCTTACTTATGTTCTAAAGACAGTGCAAATAGAAAAACAAATCACCAAAACATTGGTGTTATCAAACAATCTAACCTCTGTAATGAGATTTATCAGTTTACAGACGAAGAAACCACGGCAATATGCACATTGTCATCAATCGTGTTGAAAAACTTCATTAAAGATGGTAAATTTGATTATAATCTTTTGATTGGTGAAGTTAGAAAAGTTGTAAGAGCTTTGAATAATGTGGTAGATAAGAACACATATTCAACTGAAAAAGGATTGAAAGGTGGATTAGAACAAAGAGCAATTGCAATTGGAACCCAAGGATTGGCGGATGTATTTTATTTGATGGATTACATTTTCACATCAGAGGAAGCGAGAATGTTGAATAAAAATATATTTGAGGCAATATATTTTGCGGCGGTAACTGAAAGTATGGAATTGTGTAAATCAGGAGTTAGAACACCTTACAAATATTTCGAAGGTTCTCCGATGTCAAAAGGTGTATTACAATTTGATATGTGGGGATTGACTGAATCTGAATTATTTTTAGATTGGAGTTTATTGAAAGAAGATGTTAAAAAATATGGGGTGTGTAACTCTTTATTCACGGCACAAATGCCGGTTGCGTCTTCAGCTAAGATTACAGGTTCATTTGAAATGACTGAACCGGCTCACTCGGCATTATTTAATAGGCGTGTTGTTGGTGGGGAGATTTTAATTGTAAACAAGTATTTAATTACCGATTTTGAAAAGATTGGTATTTGGAACGAAGATTTAAAAAATGAAATTATCATGAATGAAGGGTCAATTCAAAATATTAACTTCAATAATTATCTTGACCCTGAAGACAAAAATTATACCAAAAAAGTTAAAAGAACCGAGCATTTGATTAACAAATATAAAACTATATGGGAAATATCTCAGAGAGAGTTGATTGATATGGCTGCAGACAGAGCACCATTTATTGACCAATCACAGTCAATGAATATTTATATGTCAAATCCAACATTATCAAAAATTACATCATCTCACTTCCATTCGTGGTCGAAAGGATTGAAGACTTTGTGTTACTATGTTAGAACTAAGGCAATATCAACAGGTGCAAAACATTTGGCGGTAGACGTATCAAAAATACAACAACCCAAAATTAAACCTGAAACTCCAAAGGTTGAAATATCTGAAGTGGCTAACAAACCTGAAGATAGTCAATTTGAATGTTTTGGTTGTTCATCTTAAAATAAAAATCCCAACTAATTGTTGGGATTTTCTTTTTTTATCTATTTATAAGAAAAAAATAGAACTATATATTTATAATTATGGCAAATGGTGTAACATATGGTATTAATTTTCCGTTTAGGGATTCCGTAAAAGGGAATTACCTCCAATTAACGGAACTGCAATCAGAAGAAATTAAGGCTGACTTAATTCATTTATTATTAACTCGAAAGGGTTCAAGATACTTTCTCCCTGAATTTGGGACAAGGTTATATGAATTTTTATTTGAACCATTTGACAACTTGACTTTTAATGCCCTTGAATCTGATATACGAGATGCAATTGAGAATTTTATGCCAAACTTAATAGTTAATAATTTATCAATTACACCTGCAGACCCACAAGAAGAAATTGATATCGCAACCGGACAAAATATTGTTGGTAGTAGCGAATCTTCAATATATAGATTTCCCGGTAAAGGAACATCAGAATATACCGCAAAAATTAGAATAGATTATTCTACCAATGGTTCAACATTCGGTCAGAGTGATTTTGTTATCATTAATATTTAAATAGTATGGCAAATAATAGAATATCATATAGTAGTAGAGATTACCAATCGATAAGAGCCGATTTATTAAATTACGCCCGAACTTATTATCCTGATTTGATACAGGATTTTAATGATGCTTCGATTTTCTCGGTATTTCTTGATTTGAATGCCGCGGTTGCGGATAATTTACATTATAATATTGACCGAAGTATTCAAGAGACCGTATTACAATACGCACAACAAAGGTCGTCAATTTATAATATCGCCAGAACTTACGGTTTAAAATTACCGGGTCAAAGGCCGTCAGTGGCATTAGTTGATTATTCTATAACGGTTCCTGTTTTTGGGGATAAAGAAGATGAACGATATCTTGGAACATTGGCAAGAGGTTCCCAAGTTGTTGGAGCAGGTATTGTTTTTGAGAATGTTTATGATATTGATTTTGCGTCACCATATAACGCTCAAGGATTTCCAAATAGATTGAAAATACCAAATTTCAATGCAAACAATATATTAATTAACTATACGATAACTAAAAGAGAAATTGTAGTTAATGGTATTACTAAGGTGTTCAAACGAGTAATCGGAGCTAATGATGTTAAACCATTTTTTGAATTATTTTTACCTGAAAAAAATGTTTTAGGTATTACAAGTGTTTTACTAAAAAATGGAACTAGCTATACTAATATACCGACAGTTGCTGAGTTTGTGGGGTTAGAAAATAGATGGTATGAAGTAGATGCTTT